AAAATATCAGCTTTAAGCCAAATGAAAATAAGGGTCCTGTGGTTGTGTTAATAGGTAAGAGAGACACAGGCAAATCCTTTTTGGTTAGAGATTTGTTATATTATCAGCAGGATATTCCAATTGGAACTGTAATTTCGGGCACGGAAGAAGGTAACGGGTTTTACGCAAAAATGGTTCCCAAGTTATTCGTTCACCACGAGTACAATTCGGCTATCATTGAAAATATTCTAAAACGACAGAGAACTGTTCTTAAACAAATTAAAAAGGAAATGGAGACGTACAAACGCAGTAATATTGATCCCAGAGCATTTGTTATTTTAGATGATTGTCTCTACGACAACACGTGGTCACGAGATAAACTAATGCGTTTGCTTTTTATGAACGGAAGACACTGGAAGGTGATGTTGGTGATAACTATGCAATATCCCTTAGGTATTCCGCCCACACTAAGAACAAATATTGATTATGTTTTCATTCTTAGAGAGAATTATATCGCAAATAGAAAACGCATCTATGAAAATTATGCGGGTATGTTCCCCACATTTGAGAGCTTTTGTCAGGTGATGGATCAGTGTACAGAAAACTACGAGTGTTTGGTTATTAATAACAACTCAAAATCAAATAAATTGCACGACCAGGTATTTTGGTACAAGGCAGATAACCACGGGGACTTTAGATTAGGGTCGAAGGAATTTTGGGATTTGTCCAAGAACCTTAAGGATGACGAAGAGGAGGAACAATATGACCCAAATGCGGCAAAAAAACGAGGCGCAGGGCCAAAAATTAGCGTCAAGAAGGCGAGCAAGTGGTAGAAAGCTAAATTTCGCTTTTATAAAAATCGATTTTAGATAAATAAGCGATCTGGATGACTTAAAGAGTATCTTATAATTAATAGTATAATAAGATGCAAGAACTAAATATTGTCGAACTCATAGAGAAAAATCCAATCTCTAAGCTGTCAAAGGCTTATAATAACAAAATGCTAAATAAAATTAAAGATAATTTTACTGATTTTGAACAACAATTATTTGTAAGTAGTTTTTATTGCTACTTAAATTATAATACAAATGTAGATTTTGTAGTTGATTTAGATGATATATGGAAATGGCTAGGGTTTTCTACTAAACAAAATTCTGAAAGAGTGTTAGAAAAACATTTTAAATTGGATATAGATTATAGAAATCTTGCTTATCAATTTGGAACAGCGACTTCCGAACAAGAATCTTCCATTAAACAACACGGCGGACAAAACAAACAAACAATATTATTAACGATTAAATGTTTCAAGTCATTATGTTTGAAGGCTCAAACCAAAAAAGCATCCGAAATTCATGAATATTATATGAAAATGGAAGATGTTTTACATCAAATAGTGGAAGAAGAAACCGATGAATTAAAACTTCAATTGGAGCAAAAAGAAAATACTATTTTGGAAATAAAACAAAGTTCCAAAAAAGAAAAACAAAAAGCAGTAGAACAAGCTACAATTATTCAGTTCCCATTAAATACTGAATGTATATATTTTGGAACAATTGACAACACAAATGAAGATAATGAGAAACTAATAAAATTTGGTCACACAAATGACTTGGCAACCAGAATATTAGATCATCGCAAAAAATATAATAATTTTATTTTAGCAGAGGCATTTAGAGTTCAAAATAAAGTAGAAATTGAAAATCTAATAAAAACGTATCCTAAAATTAAAAGACAAATTCGTTCACTTGAAATAAATGGAAAAAATAAAACCGAGATTATTGCTTATGATGCTACAAATTTTACGATAGAAAAGTTATCTAAGCATATTAAGGACATTATTCATTCTAAAACATACAGTATAGATAATTTTAATAGATTAATGAAACAAAATGAAGAATTGGAAAATGAAAACAGAGAATTAGAAGAAAAAAATAAGTCCCAAGAAATAATGATTATAGAGAAAAATATTGAAATAAATAGATTGAGAGAGAAAATAGAAAACCAACAAAAGGTTATTGAGACTGTTAAAATTGAAACACAATCTGTTTATCAAAATGTATTATTACCCGAAGACGTTATGAATAAAAAGTTTAATGATTTTGTGAATGAAATATGTATTGTTAGAACCGATGTTGAAGAATTATCTGTCAATCTGGAAGGGCGGTACCGTTTATGGAGCCATGTTAAACCTACTAAAGAAGTATTTCACGCATTAAAGAATTATTTGGATACAAGATTTAAACCCAAACGTATTGAAAGCAATCACGGATATTTAGGCATCAAATTAAAAGAGGTTGAATATAAAAAGTCTAAGGAAAATTCATTGGTCGAAACATTTATATTTCAAGTATGTCAATTTTCTGATTGTAAAAAGGTTTTAAATTCAGTTTTATTGAGAGAATATCAAAAATGGAAGGTTTCTGTCAACAAAGAATTGTCGGATAATGATATGAAAGAAATTAAAGAATATTTAAATAATTCTCCTTACGCTCTTAAAGCTACAGTATGGACGTGTGAAGGAAATAATGAAGGATATTATGGTTTGTCTATAAAACAAAATGATTATAAACCCAAGCTTATTTCATCAACTGGTAAAAAGGTATATAAGAGAGAAGTACAATCAAATATTTTACTTGCAACATGGGATACAATAGCAAAGGCTGCCGAATTAGAAAAAATATCATCTGCTAAAATGAGCAGATGTGTAAAAAATAAAACTATAATAAATGATTATTACTATTCTACAAAATAGTTTTTTATTATTTAATGTATTTTACACCTTTTACATTTCAACTGATTCTTAGCGTCAAGAAGGCGAGCAAGTGGTAGAAACAATCCAATATATTCAAATATAATGTATAATATATTATCGCATAATATATCATATATGGTTGGCATCATAAATAAAAGTAAAGGTAATAAAAAGGGTCGAAACAAAACTATTAAACGGAGCACAATATCGCCACGCGCGACTCCATTTCCAATTGATGTGGTTTATACATGGAAGGGCGAAAACGCGTCAAATGATAGAAGATTGGGATATAATCACGAACTACAATATAGCTTGCGATCTGTTCATTTTTTCGCTCCGTGGGTGAATAAAATATTTATTTTGATGAATAATGCCAAACAGCCTAGTTGGATAAAGGACAACAGTAAAATAATAATAGTCGAGCATTCTGAAACATTCCCATCAGAAAAATATTTACCAAACACAAATTCAAACGCAATAGAAACCACCATCGCAAATATTAAGGGTCTATCGAATCATTATATATATTTTAATGACGACATATTTTTAGGTCGAAAAGTAAAATACACAGATTTCTTTACAACTGACGGCAAAGCATTAATAGATGATTACACTCTTCATACTAGAAATATAGTCAATGAGGATGGCGAACAAAAGTTGAAATTTGACTTGCCAAAAAGTGCGGACAAGTTATACAAACACATTCCTATTTCACTAATTAAAAACTTAGTATTAGATTTTAATAACACGTATTCTGATTATATAGATTGGATACGCATGACAAAAAAAAGAAGGGACAAAGGGTATGATATTTGCGAAAAGAATAATTTGCTTTCACCTTGTCAGCAAATACACTACCCGATAGCAGAATTTATGTATTTACATAAGAAGGCAAAAATCGTCGATAATGAAAATACTGCTTCGGTTTACTTGTCGTCCGCAATTGACGACTTTTCAGAAAAACTAGATGACATTATTACTAGACGGCCCAAGTTTTTTTGTATAAACGACGCAGAACCTGATCCGGTAAAAAGAAAAGTTATTGCGTCTCAGATGTTGACATTTTTTAAGAAATATTTTCCGAATAAGGCTGATTTTGAAAAATAAAATTGTTTGCACCCATTTAAGAATGGAAATCGCCCAACATTTTTTTACAAAACATATAATAATAAAACAAGTTATATAGATTGTTCTGATCTATTTCACATTTATCTAGAGACCAAGAATTAAATACAAATTTACACGCCTCGTAGCATTTTATATAATTTCTATTTTGAAATGAATTGTGAATAAAATTTCTGATTGGACTATTGGGTGAATCATATACGTGGTTATAATTTGTAATCATCTCATGATAATCCCCGTAATAATGTTCAAACAATTCAGGATGTTCAAAATAGACAGGACTATACAACTGTTCGTCAGCATGACCATAACCAAGCTCTAAATATTCTAAGAATTTATTCTCTAATAAATCGCAAACCTTGTACATATATTCTGCATTTCCAGTAAAAAACCCGCTACACATACTACATCTACCCCATTTAAAATATTCCTTGGTATTATTTATCAATATTTCTGGAATATAATCAATATAACATGTTGAAAACTTGTCTCTATTTATGGATAATCCCTCTTCCAATCTGATAAGATTTTTGAAACCCATTCTTTCAATACAAAAATTAATCCAACAAAAATGAGTTGAGTTAAAAGGATTTGTTTTTATAACTTCTTTTAACATTGCGTATCTTGCCATACAAAATAAATAGTAGCTTGCTGTATTCCTATTATCAAAATGATACGGATTTTTATTTCTATTTTCAATAATTTTAACTCTATAATCATCAAAACAGTCTGCTAACAAAATCCCATTCTTTTCAAACCCAAAACTGTTAAATTCCTTAATGATGTATATGGTTTTACTGTCTAAAAAAGCAGGTCGTATTTTCTTTATATAGCCAATACTATCTTCATCACAAAAAATAACCAGGTTATGTGGCAAATTCAGCGTTGACAGAGAATGACTAAGGTAGTAGTCGACGCCTTTGGCATTGATTTCAGGGCTTGCGTCATAACATTTAGTTAAATTAAAATATGCTGTAACCATCGTCCAATTAGACACAACGAATTTATCAAATTGTATATCAGGGTTAAAGGTGATAATTCCTGTCCCCGACCAATGACCAATATCCGTTAAGTCATACTTATACTTGTCTTCTATTTTATACCAAAAATTATCTCTCATTTCTTTAAAATACCATATATCGTCACAAATAACAAAGCCCTTGTAATCTATTTCTTTGAGCCAGCTAATAAATTCTAGTTCCATTATTCCGTTGTGAGGATCAACATCTAAAAATATAAATGGGGAAGAAATAATTACCTCTCTCCATTTATTGAAGATTTCTTTATCAAATAAATTATCCGTGCTGAAATGGATATTTTCAACATTTTTTACAGGAAGCGCCCCCTTGTCTACAATATCAAATGTATGTATTTTATTACTGCGGTTATATGACAAAGCAAGAGCCGAGTGCCCTTCATGTGTTCCGATATCTATAATATTTGAATTATTAAATAATGTTGAGAAATAGGAAAGTAATTTATAATGCTCTTTTCCCGGAGATGAATAAAACTCGTGATGGTCGCCTAATAAGGTTTTAAATAAATCATAGTTAATTTTGATTAAGTCGTCCTTATTTATGCTGTATTTCATATAATATTATTATTATTAAAATCTTTAAATTATTTTAGATAAAATAAATTGATATGTCAATCGAAAAATCAATTTATTTGTAATAAAACCCAAGTGGTAAATTATCACATTTAATCAACCTGCTCAAGGGTGTTTTTTTGAGCAAAGGGTCCACTTACTAGCTGACTCGCACCATTATCAGTTTTACCAGAAACAATATTTTCACCCTCAAACAATTCCATACAAATATCGGCAGTAGATATGTTATCTTGCTCTCTGAGCGCGGATTCTTGGGTATTCGCACTATTTACACCAACCAAATTGCCCTGTGCATCGATGGTTTGTGTTAGTGTATTTCCTGACTTCTCAGCAGCCTTGATATTTTCGTCGATTGCCTTTTGTTTGGTTTCCTTCACGCGCTGCTCAAATGTGTTCTTAGCGTTTGCCTCATTCTTTGTCTTCTCACTCATCAATTGATTTAGCTCATCCTCCATATATTCAACACGACCAGTCTTGTACGCTTCAGGGTCCCACGGCATCCACATACCAATCGGACCAACATACACATCGTGATTCGGGTCTGCCTCGCGTAACAACTTACAGCGCAACTCGGCCTCTTCTTGTGAAGGGTAAGAACCTCGAATTTTTAAGCCGCGTGTATTTGTTTGAAAGTTATGCGCAATATCAAATTTCTTCTGTAGCTCATCTTCATTCTTGTCGATAAATGTCTTGTAGTCGTCGTCCATGCTTGATTTAACAAGTGTTTCGCGCTCCTCCTTTACAAACTCCTTAAAATCATTAGAAACATCATCGAACGAAATGTTGTATTTATAAGAAACAAAGTTTAGAAACTGAACAAACTTCTCCATTGATTTACTGAAATCCCAGCCCTTTAGGAACTCTTCGAATAAGAACACCTGCTTTTCCTTGAGAATTTTTTCAGGAGAACAAAATGATATACACGCGAACTTTTGCCCTGCAATTGGTTTATCCTCCTCCAACAAATCAACATATTTGGGATTGGGCTTGCCGTTTAGTTGCTTTCTTTCAACACCTTTACCTTTGGATCGATCCATTTAGTTATTTAGAGTATTTAATTTTAAGTTTTTTATCGCAATATATATATTTTTTTCTTTTGATTTAGTATAATGAACGGATTGATTAACATCGCTGAACTAGTTAAGAGAATCATTAAGTATCTTGTTGAGGGTTTAATGGTTGCAATTGCCGCCTATGCTATTCCTAAACGTTCCTTGAATATTGAGGAAATCGTGTTGATCGCCTTGACTGCTGCTGCCACATTCAGCATTCTTGACACCTATGTCCCCAGCATGGGTGCTACTGCCCGCTCTGGTGCTGGTTTCGGTATCGGTGCCAACTTGGTCAAATTCCCCGGGGGTTTTTAAGCCAAACGAACTAACGAACTAAGCTTATAATATATTTAATCTATTGTTAATATATTATGACGAAACAAATGAGGAAGAAGTCTAACCGGCGAATATTAAAGAGTCGCCGTGGTAAAAAGTCTCGACGACAGACGCGTAAGCAGAGAGGAGGAAGGTGTTTTGGAAATGGAGTGGGAGCCAATAGTTCCAACCCAAATTTCTCTATTTATAACACCAATTTATTAAAATTATTCCCGTATAGACCAGAGAATTAAGACTCTAAAAACGGAAAACCGCCAGCATAAGCATCTACATCAACAATTGATCCGCCGTCAATTGAAAGAATAAATTTTTTTACAGTAAATGAAGGATATTTTTGTTGTATTGTTTGAGCGGCACTCTTTAAATTATCGCAGTGATATTCATATTCTTCAATGGCAGTAATGCTGCCGTATTTTGCCTTGTAGGCACCGCATCTCATGTGATCTACAAGTATTATTTCGGTTATTTCATGTAATTCGCGAGATAGTTCGATATGAGCATCCGCACATGGTTGCCAGTTATAATCGAGTAAACCATTGTACCCCAAGCTAGCACCCGCTAAAATAAACTCATCGTAATTATTTTTATACCCCATATGTGTAAGATTGCAGGCTAAATTGTCTCTCAATCTGAAATCCATACAGGATAATACAATTGCGGTACTACGATGTAAATCTATTTCAGTAAAATCGACGCATTGTTGGCATAATATCAAACCGGGTATAGGTTGTGTTGGCGCTGTTGATGATATAAGCGTTTGTTGTTGTGGTTGTCTTTGACCTATAATTCGTGGATTACGATTGTCAAAGTTGTAAACTCTTGCGCCTGCACGATTACATGTTGTATAGAAATTCTTAAATTTACCCATTTATATAGAAATAGTATTTATTTTACTAAATTGTAAAATAATATATAACAAGGCTGTTTTATATTATTTTGATTTGATTCGAGGTCGCCTTTTTATTTAAACGGTGTGAATAAATTCCCAATCAAGTTCCTTACATATTTGCTTCCAAATCGCGTCTTGTTCTATTCGTTTTTCCTTGTCTTTCAATAGCGGGAATAATGGTAAATATTTATCCTCACCCAATAATTCACAAAGCTTATACGCAGTATAATAATAATTTAAGAAATTGACTCTGTCATCCGGGCAGTATTTCGAATATGGTGCTTGTAGCTCAGAAAAAAGATTACAAAGAGTTTCTTCTAGTTCTGGAGACATTACAGGCGGTTTAATACCGAGTTTATCCTTAATAAACGGAATATGCTCATAATATTTATTATATCCCAGCTTTTTAAGAACCTCCTTGGTTTTTGCGTTAGTAATCTGTGATATGTCAATTCTCTCCTTCTTAATCTGAACTTTAATATCCTCAACAACTTCTGGTGGAATCTGTGTAGTCTCTTTCCCTTGAAACTGAGAGAGAATTTCCTTGAAATGGTTAATTCTTTTATAAGCATAAAAACATACTTCCTTGGGTGGCTCCTTGTATGACGGTTTTTCGTTTTCAATTAAATATGGGATACTTCTTGAGCAGTTGTTGCATACTAGAACGCCCTCATCCTCTAATGGTATTAATTCGCCTACGTGACAAACCTTGCATATATCTGTTTGATAAATGAACGAATTCACGTCGATAAACATGTCATCAATATTACTTAAATATTTTTGAACAATATTGCTGTTTTCAATATGTTCTGTATTATCAATAGCCGGTTCATCCCTAATTTTAAAAAATGAGTTGACTATTTTAGATTTATTCGTCGACGCAACTGCCTTATTCCCAACGGATATATCCTTTTTATTTTCAAAATATTCGAAAATATATTTGGAATTGTCAAGAAAATACTCCTTTTTCTTTGTTTTGAGACCCTTAATCCTTTCAGTCAAAACCTTAATCTGATCTTCCATGTCAAGCCGCGCCTCGAGAGAAGGTTCGCCGCTATTGATTTTACATTGTATTTCTTGCCTTTCCAATTTTAATTCGGGGATTGTATTGTAATCATCCTTCATGAAATCATTTAAAAACTCCTTGTGCTTGTTGTCAAGCGTAACCGCCGTTTTCTTATTATATTTTATAGTTTTGTTAGACTTCGGCTTGAAATTTGGCATGCCCCGGTTTGATTAATTTAATCACAAGTATTTAATTAATATTTTCCCTTAAATATATTTTGTATAAACGCAAAAACTAGACATTATTGGCAAACAACGGTTAATTAAAATAGTGTAGAAGATTTTTTGCTAATATTGTAGCACGAATATGAGCATTTATTGCTTTGTTTTTTGAATAATATTAGCACATCTGCCAGACTAGTTAAAAATATATTTTAGTTTTCTTTGAATTAATTAAAAATGGACATGAGGCTTAATTTAGAATCTTTAAGAGATTTAGAGAATGAAAATGTAAAAGTAGATGTGATAAAATTTCAAAAAATGATTTTGCTTTTTAACTCTATAGAGCAGGGGTGGTCTGTCAAGAAACGAAATAGTTCATATGTTTTTACTAAAAATCACGAAAATAAGAAGGAGGTTCTAGAGGACGCATATTTGTTGAAATTTATGAAGAGCAGTTTAGATTTCAATAAAATAATATCCTAGTCAAATTATTTTTTTTGTGTAAATTAATTTAATTTAATTAAATTTAATTAAATTAAATTCCAAAATTTTTTTTTCTTTAGCAACTATATAAAATGGGAGGTGGATTAATGCAACTCGTCGCTTATGGCGCCCAAGACGTTTACCTTACTGGTAACCCTCAAATTACTTTCTGGAAAGTTACTTATCGCCGATATACTAACTTCGCTATTGAATCTATTGAACAGACATTCAATGGTCAGGCCGATTTTGGACGCAGAGTCCAATGTGTGATCTCCCGTAACGGTGATCTTGCCTACCGCACCTACTTACAGGTGACTCTTCCTGAGATCAACCAACTTATGGGTCTCGGAAACTACACTGCCGGCTCCAACCAGGGTGTGTATGCCCGTTGGTTAGATTTCCCCGGAGAACAGCTCATCGCCCAGGTGGAGGTGGAGATTGGTGGTCAACGCATCGACCGCCAGTATGGTGACTGGATGCACATCTGGAACCAACTCACCATGACATCCGAGCAACAGCGCGGATACTTCAAGATGATCGGTAACACCACCCAGCTTACCTTCATCACTGATCCCTCATTCTCTGATGTTGAGTCCCCTTGCGACTCCTTGGCCCCCCGCCAAGTGTGCGCTCCCCGTAACGCACTCCCTGAGACCACCTTGTATGTTCCTCTTCAATTCTGGTTTTGCACAAACCCCGGTTTGGCTCTTCCCTTGATTGCTCTTCAATACCACGAGGTCAAGATCAACCTTGATATCCGCCCTATTGATGAGTGCTTGTGGGCTGTTACCACATTGAACTGCAACTCCAACCCCTACGGAGGACAGGCTGCCCAAATGTCCGTTGGCCGCCCCGTCCCTGCCACCATTGCCTACAACCAGTCTTTGGTCGCTGCCTCTTTGTACGTTGACTATGTGTTCTTGGACACTGATGAGCGCCGCAGAATGGCCCAGAACCCCCACGAGTACTTGATTACTCAGCTCCAGTTCACCGGCGACGAGTCTGTTGGTTCATCTTCCAACAAGATCAAGCTCAACTTCAACCACCCCGTTAAGGAGCTCATCTGGGTTGTCCAGCCTGATCAGAACGTCGACTACTGCTCGTCTTTGACTTGCGACGCCCTCTTGTTCAAGGTGCTTGGTGCCCAACCCTTCAACTACACTGATGCCATTGATGCCCTCCCCAACGCCGTCCACGCTTTCGGTGGCCCCGCTGCCACTGCTGCTGATTCCCGCGCCTACATTGATGCTCGCGGTCTCTTCCAGGATGCCGGTGCTCTTGATTACCAGCCGTCCGCTGAATTCCCCGGTTTCACTGGATACTGGCACGGACCTTCCAACCCCTACAACGAGGTCAACCTCGGAGGACCTTCTGTTCCTATCCCCCTTAACACCCCTGCCGACATTGCCGCCCTTCTCCAGAACGGTGGATCACACTTGGATAACTCCGGTGTGTCTGATGCCGGAACATTCGTGCTCACTGAGACCTCTTTGGACATGCACTGCTGGGGCCAGAACCCCGTCGTCACCGCTAAGCTCCAACTTAACGGCCAGGATCGCTTCTCTGAGCGTGAAGGTTCTTACTTCTCTTGGGTCCAGCCTTACCAGGC